CATAATAACCTCGTGTGAAGAGTATCCTGTATTATTTATTAATCAAGTTCCTCTAGTATCCATTGTAAAATCTGCTGCTGCTTGGCGACGAGCGCGGCGGAGTGCTGCTTTATGTTCTAAAGGACTAAGAACACCACTCTTAGCAGCCTCCTCACTGGGAGAAGGTGGTTTTTCTCTACTCTTTGGTTTTTGTCTTGAACCACCAATTCTTGCAGGGTTTATTCTTTTGTTTTGAGCAGCAATTGCAGGGTTTCCACCACTTTTTTCACCTCTTTCCCTTGCTGCACGATTCAGTTCATCAAGAACTTCACCTTCAAATTCAACCTCTTCGGGTCTATACTTATCTCTCCTTGCTTTTTGTGCTTCGGGAGACATATTTGCAGGTTGAACAACTGCACGTACTGCACCCTTTACAGCACGACCGACTGGATCAGAAACATTCTTTTGAAAATTCTTTGCTCCTTGTTCGGCAGAAGTTCTTGGATTTGCTAAGAGTCTTCCCGCAAGTTGTGAAGCTCCGACACTCAGTCCCAAACCCTCCTTAACATCCTCATCATTAGAAACCATTACCATTGGATTTTTAATACCAGTTGATGCTCTTACTATATTTTTTGCAATATTAATTTTTGTTGCAAGGGAACGATTATCTACTCCATTCTTTTTTTTCTTATCATCAGAACCACAATCCATTTCTTCCTTTACTTTTTCTGGAAGACCTTTATGTTTGGTTTTGGCAAACTTTTTGAGTTCTTTTCTTCCCATTTTTGCCATTTGTTTTACAGCATCACTCGCATCAGGCATATTTCCATCAAGATATTCAATAGCCATAGCAGCAAGTTGCTGTTGATTTTGACTTACTGATTTTTCTTGAAGAGAATGAACCTTTTTAAGAAACTTTGAGTATCCAGTTTCAGCAATCAGTTCACCCTCAAGTTCATTATGTGCCACCATTCTAACTTTTTCATTTTCACCCTGAGTGGGGGACATATTTACTGTATTCTGTATGTCGGTTCTTACATCAAGTCTATCAGATCTCTTTTTTTTAGCACCTGCTTCGTGAATGAACTCTTCTTTTACTCCTGATGTGTCTTTACCATCTGCAACCCCACCTTTATTACGCTGAATAGCATTATGAACTGCACCACGATATTCCTTTGCAGGACTTTCTACTTTTCTATCACCATCATAATCTAATCCTTTACCCGCAGCAACTCTTGCAGTAAGAGCACCTCTGGTTCTTTCTATTTCAGAGTCCTTTCTATATTCCGACATTTCAATATCAATATTTGGATTTGCACGAAGTTTATTAAGTTTCTCCCGAGTCACATCACGAGTATAACTATTTCCAGTTTTCTTATCCGTTATTCTAACATGAAATACTAACTCACCCCTTGAATTGCGTCTTGTATAAAACTCCTTCAGATCTTCAATATTTATTTCCTTCTTTTCAACAAAAACCTTAAAAAGTGCCTTGGCAACATTATCAGATGCAGCATTCTTAAAGATAGGATTAAAGTCTTCTGCTTTCATACCACCATACACTTTACGAAACAATTTTGCCTTAACCATATTTCTCTCCTCTCCAGACATGCTACTACTTTTCATATATTCGGTATATGCGTTAAGAAGTGAAATTTCATCTTTTCTTGCCTTATAACGAATGTCATATACTGCCTGCGTTGCTCTTTCCTCTGGAGTCTTTCCACTATTATATTTTTTATCGTCCTTACCAACAGGAGCAGGAGCAGAACCAGCAGCAGCAGGTGCAAATTTTCTTGCTGGCAGATCTTCGACAATACGATTTTTCATATTAAGACTTTACTACTTTACTATTTTCTATACTTATTTATAAACTCCTTGATATTAGATACTTTATAACCACGATAGGGTTTTGCTCCGTATTGTAGATTTGTTTCCGGTGCTTCGGGTGTCATGTCCGCAACATACTTGTAGAATCCAGAAGTTCCAACTAAAGTATTTGGTTTTCCGGGTTCTCTCATCTTTCTATCCATTTTAACTTCGGTATATTTTTTGGTTTCCATTACATCCGTAATCCAAGATTTAAACATCATATTAGATTCAGTTACATAAATTAGATAGTTAGTTCCACGACGAATAATTCTCCCAACAATTCCAGTATTTAAATTTTCAACCAGTTGTCCAATTTTGAATATTTTTTCGGAAACATAATTCTCACGAAGAGTCTGGTAATCAAACTTGGGGGCAATTTCCCAGAGATTCCAGTTCTCATTAATACCCATAGATGCTCTTACAGAATCGAATAATTCTTGTGCTGATTTACGCTTCATATCTGGAGGAAGACCTTCTCTAAACTTACGAAAATCTCCTTCGGCAGCAGCAAGTCTCATTCTGGAGGAAGACATTCCTTCAACACTTTTTGAATCTGGATCATCATCGCCCGCAGATACTACCTCAATAGCATCAAAAGCATATAGTTGTCCATTGTAATTATTAGAAAGTTTCTCAAACTCTTTTACACGATCAGAACCACTCACAATTCTAACATTCGTGTAACCATCATTATGTGCCTTTTTAAGAACATCAAAAATAGTATTATTTGCAGCATCATTCACTATTCTTTCACTATGGGCAGGGAACATCTGCCTCATATATGAAATCTTTGTGTCTGCGTCCAGTGGATTCTTTTTATTATCCTGACTTCTGGATGGGCAGATTAGATAGTCCCCACCATCCGCCTGAGATGCGGCAGCAGCAGTATCCATTAGTTGCTGATGTCCTGCCGTAGGAGGATTAAAACGACCAAAAGCAATCGTCAGAGTTCCTTTAGTCTTAGGAACTGGTGGTGGAGTTGCCACTGGTTGTTGTAGTTCTTGCTGCGGTTCTTGTACTACCGGTTGTTGCTCTGGAGCAGGTTCTGGTTGGGGTTGGGGTTTCTGTTGAAGATTTGGGTCATTATAACTTGGGGAAGGGACATCCTTTTCATGTGGAGTTTGATTTGGATCTTTTCCCCCAATTATCTGACGCTTATTATAAAACTTTAACTTTCCACCTTGTGTTTTGGCAACAAACTCATTAGTTCTTCTATCATACCAACCGCCATGATTATCACCTTGCAATCCAAGTCGTTTAGCTTGGTCTGCTGCTGCGGATGCTTCCGATATGAATTGATGAAAACTTTTCATTACTTACTTAATTTTTTCTTGCGAATATTCACCATTATTGCATCTTTATTATCAATAATGTAATTAAGACCATTTTTTCTAATCTTAATATATTTATTCTTTAATACTTCCGACTTATTTGATTTTATTTCCTTATCGAGTGTAAAATAAAAATACTTGATAAAATCGTTTAGTACATCTTTCGGTAATGATTTTTTAGTTGTGAAGATATCAATAATATTATTAATAAATTCTTGAAGATCTTTCATTAACAATAATAAACTTTGTTAGTATTTATTGATCAAATGTCTCCATCTTCACGGTTTTCACTATAATATACATCAAAGAATCCGTCTGGATAACGCTTCATCAGTTTATCAATATTAGTCTGAATTACTTCATCAAAAGAGACATCAAGAGCAATACACGCTTGTGCCACATACCACATCGTATCACCCAGTTCCTTAATCAAGTGAGTACGGGTCTCATCATTCCAAGATTTTCCCTGAAAAACCATCTTCTTTACAATCTCCAAAAATTCACCACCTTCAGCATTAATACCCACAGAGGCAGTCAGAAGACGTTCAATATTTGCACCCTTCTCATCCAACTGAACCATACGGTCAGAAAGAGCAAGGAAATCTTTGGATGCATCAGAAGTTACGGCATCTACGAAGTTCTGATACTTATTAAAATCAACTCGTTGTGTCATGAAAATTTAAATCCCTCAAATGATTTTTTTGGTTTACTTTCTTCATAATTATACTCCTCTTCTTTACCACTGTCAAGTATATCGTTTTGTGCAGACTGTTCCACATCATAAAGTCTCATTTTGGCACGGTCAATACCAACAACAAACCTCTTATAGATCGACTTGTCGCCATATCTGTTTTTAAGTTGCTTCACCATAATCTGCCCCAGACCTTCCAATTCCTCTGTACTAATCAGTGCAACAAGAAAGTCGGCAGTCGCGGGAAGTCCAAAAGATTCTGAAGTATCTGTTATCTCAACATCTGATGAACTAAAACCGCTACGGGTCGTCTGTGTGGCGCTGAAAATTGGAACATCGTGCTCAACCGCAAGACCACGAAGTTCTTCGGCAATTGATTTAATTATACTATAAGAATTCATATTACTTCCGGCACGAAATCTAGATGATGCACAGATATTAATATAATCAATAAAAATAACATCGGGTCTAAATGACTTTTTAAGAGCAAGTTCATTCAGAAGTGCCTTAAAATGTCCAGAGTGTGCAGAAGCAGTGGGATACTCCTTGATGATGAGAGTACCTCTAGTTTTTTCTGCTAATTTGGATGTCTTGCTAGTAAACATAGATTTGGATAAATCTCCCAATTGATTAATCGGAACATTTAACATATTAGCATCCATTCGTTTTGCAATTTCTTCTTCTGCCATTTCCATAGTAATGTACAGAACATTTTTGGATTGGAGCAAAAAAGAAGATGCCATATGACACATTGCTAAAGTTTTTCCAACATTAGTTCCAGCAAGAAAAATATTAAGGGTCTTATTTGGGACACCACCATTCGTAATTTTATTGAAAAAATCTAAATCAAACTCAATACGATTTTCTTTCTTATGATAATACTCATATCGTTCCTCATAATTCTGAAGATAATCGTGACCTATATTATTATCAAAGGATACTGCCAAGGCATCAGAAAGAATACTGGGAATGGCATCTCTACCTTTTTTATCATCCTTACCATCGGCAATATGAATGGACTCCATGAGTGCCAAGTAAATAGCACGGTCACGACACCACTTTTCAGTAGTATCCAATATCCACCGATTATCTACGGGACTATCATTAAGTTTGGAAAGTAATTCTACTATTTCCTTATTTTCAGATTCTGTCAAATCTCTACGATTATCAATCTCAATATTGAGTGCTTCTATTGTAATTGAAGAACCATACTTAACGATGAACTCAACAATTTCCTCAAAAACTATCTTTTCTACTCTTTGTTCGTAGTATTCTGGTTGAATAAATGGAATAACTTTTCTGGCATAGTCTTCATTAAATACTAAGTTTCTAAGGATTGTAAGTTCAAGTCGTTCCATTATTTTAATTAAAGATTTCGTTTATGATGCGGAACATCGAATACAAAAGTAATTCTAATGTTGTCGCCAATATTAACTGCCTTATGGGGTAGTTTATTATTGAACCAAAAGAGTGTTCCCGGTTCAATAACTGAAGTTTCATCCCCAACAGTATACTCGTATTTTCCCTGAATGGAAAGATGATATCTATCCTTCGTAAGATAATAAGTTCCTTCATCAATATGAGAACCCACTATTTCACCTACAGGAAGTGCCAAGAATCCACAACGACGGAGTTTCTTAAAATACTTTCCCAAGTAATTAAGAATCTCCGTGTGTTTTTCATATGCCGGAGTTTGAATACATATTTCAGTATTTCCAACATATTGATCTTCGGTTTCAACTCCACCCATTATAAGTTGTAATACATCCACAGTAACAGTATATTCTGTGGGATCTAGTTGTTCAGAGTCCTCAATATTTTTTTGAGAACCCCAGTCTTCAGGATATTGTTTAAGTTGTTGTAGTATCTTGGATACATCAACTCCAGTTTTTATGATGCGAATATTCTTCATGTACCATAACTAAACTCACCTTTAGCAATCACATCAAGTTTTTCCATTACTTCTGGTGTAAAATA